CTACGAAGGGCGGTCTCCCCCTTATGTTAGGGGGTTTCCTCAGACAAGTCTTCGACACCAACGGTCGCGTCCTTAGCGAGCCGTCGATAGCGGCGATCTCTTCCATAAGGCAGATCTGCCTTATGTGGAAGAAGATCCAACTTCCATGCTCAACCGAGCGAGAGGTTGCTGCGATTGATAGCTACGTTAGGGCAGACAAGGAGATACCCGAACGTGATCGCTTTCTTCAGGATAATCCTATCCTGGCGAAGGCTTTTACCTTTGTTGCCCGTGTCCTTTGGTCTGAAGTCCTCTCAGACGTCAATCAAATGGCGATTGAGAGGACCTATATTCCTAAGCACGGGCCGGGGACCACAGCGGAGAAGATACGAGGTAATACTAAGTATCACCTTCGTGAGTGGCCGGAAAGGCTAGAAGCATACTTCCCGTTTGACCAGTTCGGTGTAACAAATCCGAATTGGTTAACGGAAAGGGCTACTAGCTCAGCCGTTTCCTTCTTGTCGCCTGGGGCAGAACGCCCTGTACGGGTGATTCTCGTCCCTAAGACCCTCAAGGGTCCCCGAGTGATTGCAGCTGAGCCTGTTGCGATGCAATATGCGCAACAGGCCATCCTACAACCACTTGTCGCAGCACTGGAGTCTCATCAACTCACAGGCGGTCAGATCGGATTTACTGATCAATCAGTAAATCAGCGTCTGGCACTTTCTTCTTCAAAGGACCAGAGTCTCGCGACTTTGGACTTAAAAGAAGCAAGCGATCGGGTCCCATTGTGGGGGGTGATAGACATGTTAGAATGTGTCCCTGATTTATTAGGGGCTATTCTTGCATGTAGATCATCTCGCTCTCTTCTTCCAGATGGTAGTTCAGTCCATCTGAGGAAGTTTGCGTCAATGGGTTCTGCGTTATGCTTCCCGATTGAGGCAATGTATTTTTATACATTGTCCATTGCGGGGTTGCTCATCCGCAGATCGCGACCTTGGACACGTCGATCGATATTGAACATATCGAGAGACGTGCACGTGTACGGGGACGATATACTTGTCCCTGCACATGAGGTGGATGCTGTCG